AATAGCGTGGCGTTTGCTCGTATGTAGTGCTTGCCATAATAATCTCCTTACTGCTTTTCCAGCGCCGCCCGGGCGCGGTCAAAGAAAAATTGAATCACGATGCCGATGGTCTCATCGGTGATGGCCCAGCTGATAAGCCTGCCGTATTTGCTGGCGCTCAGAGCGGCCCGGAGCATCTTGACGACCCACGCTTTGCGCTCTGCGCCGCGTTTAGTCCCCTGAATCTCCTGCTCTGCCCGCTCGATGAGGTCCAGCACCAGCGGTTTTACCGCTGCGCCATAGCCCAGCCGGACGCAGCCCAGGGCGTAAAAGATAAAGCCGCCCAGCATGAGCACGAGGGCCACAGGGGCGGGGATGACGCCCAAAATGTTATTGATTGTTGCCATGTATTACTCTCCTTTCTCTTTTTCGAGGTCTGCAATGCGGTGGTTTGCCACCTTCATCTGTTCTTCAAGCACCGGGATGCGCTGGGCAAAATTGTTGTGTGTCCGGACTTCCCGGGTCAGTTCGTCCAGCTTAGTGTCGGTAATGGCCTGCTGCTTTTCCAGCTTGGCGTCCATGTTTTGAGCGGCCCTGCTGTTAGAGATAAGCACGCCGATCAGGCTCAGGCCGCCAGTGATGAGTGCTACGATGATCGCGTCGCTCATGCGCCCTCCCGGAGACGGGTCAGGCCCTTCTTACGGATGATTTTGGGGTAGTTGATGGTGGTGACGTTGAGGTCTACGTTGCCGGAGATGCCCGGCACGTTGCCCTTGCTGGTGTGCTGGTGGGCGTTGTAGGTAAAATCGACCTTCGGGGTCTTGCCCGTGTAGTCGGCAAGCCAGACGTCCCACCGAGAGGACAGCCGAGCCATGTCCAGCTCATACTTGTAACCGGTGTAGGTGTAGAGCTGGGCGTAAAAGCCCATCCGCTCCACCTGTTCCAGCGCGTAGGCGGCAAGGTTGGACAGGTCAAGCGTGGACAGCTGCTTGAGCTTGTTTTCCTCCACGTCCACGCACACGGGCATGGTGAGCTCTTTGCCGCGTACCGCTTCCCGCACAAGGGCCAGCTCTGCATCGGCCATGGCCTCGCTGGTGGCGTAGGTGTAGTAGTACACGCCCACGTCCAGCCCGGCAGTCCGGGCGTTGCGGTAGTTGGTCTCAAAGGTGGGGTCGATATAAAGGCCGTCTGCCCGCTTGGAGAGCTTGCGGTTGGTGGAGACCGTCTTGAGCATCGCCCCCTTGTAGCCAGCCGCTTTGACCTTGCGCCAGCCGTCGAGGGTGATTTTGCCCTGATACCGGCTCACGTCGATGTAGCGGTGGGGTAGTGCGCCCTCCCAGCCGGGAGGAGCAGCACTCTGGGTGTCCACCGTGGACACCGGGTCAGAGGTAGAGGCATCTGCCGCCCGGGAGAGGGCGGAGAAGAGGGAAACGAGGAAGTTGAGGATGGTGTGCAGCATTTTAAGACTCCTTTTTGTTTTTAAGGTTAGATAAAGCATCCCTTAGTTAATTAGTTATTTAGTTAAAAGATACCTCAGAAATATCGAGTAAATTACCGCTTTTTTGAGATATATATAATTTGCCATCATATACACTTATCCCCTCTGGCTCGTATAATCCCAATAGAGGAATGATAGATGAAATTTTACCTCTTACAGTATCAACGCACCAAACAAAAGGTTTATTAGCACCGTTATCGTACGTTTGTACTAAATGGAAAATAATCCCATTCTTCACGCACATTCCTTGAGATATTGAGAAATCCGTTTCGATATTAAAAACCCTATCGCTAGGATTTAATACGATTTCTGTTCCGCTCTTAATGGATTCAATGTTTGGAGCCTTCCAACCATAATAAACAATCGGATTATTTGTTGTTACATGATAATCTCCGTTTTTATTTGTACATGCATAAATTGTATTTGTCGAATTATCAATTCCCCAACTAATTCCGTAGCTTGTGAAATCTGCTGAGATCTTATTGATCAGATAAAATGTGAAGTTATTGTCTGTTCTTGTGATTCTGAATATTTGGCAAGAATCATCATGATCATCACCGCATCTTGAAATCAATAACAACGGATAATCATCAGTATCTTTATAATAGATGTTCGTGAATTGTGCAGAATTAAGATGATTGGCATATACATTTTCCACAACAAATGATGATATAATCTCTTTTGTTGCGTAATCAATAGCAAAACCACTTCCATGCTCGTTAAACATAAATACAATACCATCAAAAATGGCCATTGATTGATTAAGATAAGCATTATATGTTTCGCTACTATCATCTATATGTTTCCAAGTGGTTATATTGCATTTGTGTGATTCTGAATCATCTCGTTCAATGCGAATTTTTTCTCCGATATAGTTATGTGTTCCGACTCCATCAATCTTGTTTTGCAGATCAACAATGTCACCATATTTAACACACACATTATAAAATGTTACTACTGTATTAGCGCCTAAAGCAGTACCCCAACAAGCAGCGATTGTAACCCTACAATATTCCGTACCATTGGGAACAACGCAACTAATTTCATTAGTTGTACTCCAGTTTTCATCACCTATTCTAATATTATTATAATCAAAAAAGATAATTCTAATAGTTCTGTTATTTCCTTTATTTCTTTTTGCGTGAACAAAAATCATAGATGCGATAGGTGGTTTTTGGACAACAACTTCAATTCCACACCATCTCGACGCATTTGTAGTATATACAACTTCATCAGCATAATAAATTGACGGATAACTGATTCTGTTATTCTCATTTTCTACACTAACAATATTTCCGTTTGATGGTGTCAATAAAACTACATCTTTGTTTTCCAATAATTCAATATCTTTCTTGATCGAATTTAATTCATAGATATTGGAAGATACATTTAAGCTACTAATAACAAGTGGTTCAGAGCAAGTTAATGCAACATATGCGTCTGTATAATCACTATTTATACTTACCGTTACAGATCCGCTTGTGCTTCCCGCTGCAATCTGCTGACCATTGCTAGAAATAATTGAATTTCCATCTCTATCAAGTAAATAAAGATAGCTATTTTTAGTAGTTGGTGAATTAAAAGTAATTAAAATATCACAAACACTTCCGCTTTTTAAATCTACTTTTAAAAGTTCTCTTCTTGTTACGGGGTTGCTTATATAAATATTGGTTATCAATTTATTGCCAAAAAAGTCAAAATCTCGATTTGACTTGTTAGTTAAATCTTCTTTTAGCTCTCCCACTTTTGCCGCATCCGCCGCCTTACCCTCGACGGAGAGGGTGGGGTCGATGGCTTTCTGGATGTTTTCGCCTGCCGTATTTGCAAACTGCTCGACATACTCGCCCATCTGGGCAATGTCTTCACGTACCTCTTTGCCCAAGACCGCTGTGCGTATCCCATCGATTACCTGTTTAAAAGTTTTTGTCATTTTTTTGCTCCTTTACTGTGCTGACGTTTAGCTTTTAGTGGGTATCGGATTGCCGTTGAGGTATCCCATAGAGCTTAAAGCGATACTGTACGCCATAGACGCTTTGTGGCTGCTGAGGGCCTGCAGGTCTGAGATAGAGTAAAAACTCGTTCCAAACGTAAACTTTTTCTTGTCGGGCGCGTCCAGCGGCTCGACAATTTTGGTCAACACCAACGGTGTATCAATGCCGTGAGGCTTTGAGATAATGCGGGTCTTCTTCATCCAGCTCAGGCGCTCAGTGTTGATACCTGCATCACGCAAATCAATAGCGCTGACCTCAATGCCATCATAGTATCTTAGATTTTTCCGGAGCTCTTCGTTCGCAGCGTCCAGCAGCTTTTGCCTTGTAATCGACTTACCGTCGATGACAATGACCCGGGTGATAATACCATAGACGCTCTGTGCCGCTCTGTCGTCGGCCTGCTCCTGGATGGTCTTGGTACTCTTAAAAATCCACCAGCCTTTTTTCTGGTAGCCTACCGCGATGACCCGGGTGACGATGTTATCGGCCTTGACATAGTTATTGAGGTCCAGCATATTTACGCCAAACTCGATCGTCTGCGTGTTGCTCTCCGCTACGTCGGCAAGATAGTCCAGATACCGCGTTTTACCGTCGTCTGAGTACCGCACGACAAGGTAGCCGCCGTAGACGTCCGTCAGCTCAGATTTCAGGACGTCCCACGTAGTGCCGAAGTTTTTGCCGTCGCCAAAGCTCAGATCCTCGTTGGTCGAGGCGTCGAAGTCGTGCAGATAGTAACCCTTGCAGACCGACCATCCTCCATTAAAACCGGAGTTGTAGAACTGAATCGATCCGTCATCGCCCAGCCGCCAGTTTGTCAGCGGGGTGGTGCCGAGCTCGTAAATGTACTTAGAGCCATGAGCCGTCACGGTCACAGCGTAAAAGCTGCCGTTTTTGTAGGCTATGTTTCGCTCCACCGTGAATGACTTGCCGCCTTGGCCTTCATACTCAGAGACAACGCGTATCGCATTACCTCTGTTAATATACTCCCCAGCTGAAACGGTGTAGTTTAATATATCGCATATCCACCTTTTATCAGCATCCACAATAAAATAATCATTGCTGCCGTCGTCGTCTTTCTCGGAATCCACTTTGCAACCGCTCATGTAGACCGTCTTAAAGGGCTCCTGTGGGCCATCTGCGAAAACAGTGACATCGCCCACCGTAAAAGCTTTGTATTTGTCGGTCTGGCTGTTGTGATTGCGGATGACATTTTCCAAAAATTCCCGGATGCTGATATTTGGGTACTGATAAGGGGTGAGCGCGGTATCATTGAGATACGCGAGCTCACCCTCACAGTACACTTTTTGTCTCAGGTAAAAATCCATGTCGTGGCTCATGACCCGCCCGCGCCAGATGGGCGTGCCGTCCTGCTCTACCTCCACAATGGTCTTGAGCTTTTGCAGCGCCGAGTGGGCAACATTGCCCAGCGGGAGTGTAAACTCAAAACTGCCAGCCTTACCGGCCTCACGGGTGAGAGTCGGGGAGATGAGCAGCGTAGCCGTAGTGCGCAGGTCTTCGCCAGTCGGGTCATAGATGCAGGCTTTGGTGTCCCATACGCCTACGGCGGTCTGGGTGCCTGCATAGACTTTGTAACTCACAGACTTTTTACCTCCGTTGCCGTATCATAAATAGTGTCTGTCTCAAAGTTAAAGGTGTCCCACTCCCAGTCAGCGCCCGCCTCAGCGGTGAGGTTGACCTTGTAGGGGTTGCAGATGCCGGAGATGGTAAAGACATTCTCCCACCGGTCGCGGCTCTGGGGGGTCACTGTCCAGTAGCCCTCCCAGTACCACGACGGGTCATCATCAAAGATGCAGCGCAGCCACTGTCCCTGCAAAGCGTTTTCGAGGGCGCTCTGGATGCTGGGCCAAAGCTTTTTTAGCTTGACACACTTGAGGGTGATAGTTATCTTGCGCTGGGTGTAATGGACTTTGCCGTCCAGAGATTTGGAGAGGTCCAGAATACGGTCGCTAAACGGCACCTTTATGAGTAGGCTCTGGTCCGGTTCTGCCGGGCCGACGGTCGTACCGCCCACCACGATGTAAAGCCCCCAATCCTTGAGGGTGTGGTAATCGCCCAGCTGGACGCCTTGTAAAGCTGCCATTTAACCACCTCTTGCTTTCCGGGCCGCGCGGATGCCCAAATCTCCATCAATGCCATTGGTGAGTGTCGGCTGCATTGCACCCGCAAGAGCCTGCACACCGTTAGCGTCGATGACCAGCGTACCGGTGCCGATAGCCGGGAGGTGCTCATCCAGCGAGTTGGAGATCCGCTGCAATACGCTGAGCTGCTGCTTGCCGGTGGTGTCCTGCTGACTGCCAGCAAACGGCGACGCGGTGACGCTGCTGTAGCGGTTAAGCTGGTCGGCGCGGGCCGAGAACTCTGCCAAAGAGTCATACACCGGCGTTGTGCCGTAGGGGCTCTTGTAGTTGTTGGTGACGTCGTTATCACGGCTGCTGCGCCACTTGGCAAACGCCGCGCCGCCCACAAGGGCCGTCAGGCCGAGGATAGCGGCCACCACAGGGTTTGCTATGATAAAGCCCACAATGCCGCTGAGAGCTTTTGTAATGACGCCCGCCATGCCCGAAAAGTTTCCGGCGATGCCCGCCAGCTTGGCACCCATGCCGCCGGACTCGCCCAGCCCGTTTATGACCTGAGAGAGGCCCTGCACGGCCACTTTTGCGTCGTTGGCGTCCGAGGTAATGCCATCGGCGAGCAGCTTGTGGAGCGTATCTTTCAGGCCGCTCATACCGCCGCCGGAATAGCTGTCGTTGATAGCAGTGAGGGCGTCCGAAAACCATTTGGAGATGATGTTGCGCTGCTCTTGCGTGACCTCGCCCCAAATCAGCTTTGCAAAGTCGGTGGCAAGGCTCGTCCAGTTGCCGTTTTTGAGGTCGGTGAGCACACTTTGGAGCGTCCCCATGATGCCGTTTTGCCATTTGGTCTTGGCCTCGCTGAGATTTTTGTCAATACGAGACTGCATCTCAGAGACAGACAAAACCACCTTGTCGCAGGTCTGGTTGACCGTGGTGGTGATTTTGCCATCGGCATCGGTCACATTTTTTGTGACCTTTCTAATGGTCTTTTCGACGCCGTCCACTACCTCAGTCCACGAGTCGGTGATAGTCTGCACCGTCTCTTTGGTGGTGCCTTTGAGCTGCTTAGTGGTGCCGTCATAGACGTTGTAGGTGTTGTCGGCAGTCTCTGTTACACGCTGGATGCTGCCAACGATGTTGCCAGTACCAGCAAGTATCTCCTGAGAGGTCTCCTTGATGGTATCGGCCAGCTTTTTGGTATCGGCGGCGACGGCCTCGGGGGGATTCGTTTTGGGCGTTCCGCCAGTCGGGCTTGTAGTGATGGAGCTGCCGCCGTTCCCGTTTGCCGCAGCAAGCTCGGCCTGACGTTCTGACCAGCTCTTGTTGCTGATGCCGACACCCTCTAATGCATCCTGCCGCAACCGGTCGCGGTTGCGCTGCTTCTGCTGGTCGGCGGCATATTCTTCGTAGGTGTCAAAATCGGCAGTTGCCGCTTTGCCAAGAAATCGGTTGAGCTTGTAACTCAACTGGTCAAGCCAAGTCACTGCAGAGGATGCAAAGTCGTCAAACTTATCCTTTGCGCTGCTGATGGGGTCAGACAGGCCAGTAATAGCCCCGGCAAGTCCGATCCAGCCGTCGGTTTTATACGCCTCTATGGCGGCCACAGTCATATCATTAAGATTTGAGATGACCATTCCGATGCCATTGGACAAATCGCCGGTCATAAGGCCAGCCAACTGGCTCACGTTATCTTTCAGGGTTGACACACGGCCATTCATGGTCTGGCTTTGGGTGTCCATGGCGTTGTAATATCGCCCGCCCTCTTCGCTGGCCGCGATGAGTGCCTGAGACAGGGTATCGTAGCTGATGGTCATGTTCTGGACTTCCTGCACCGATTTCCCGGTGTAGTCGGCCAGAACCTGATAGACATTGATACCGGCATAGGCAAACTGCTTGATGTCGATGGCGGACGCCTTGCCAACATTGGCGATCTGCTGCAAATTGGCGGCCATGCGGGACAGCTCGTCGTTTCCGCCGCCGGTAGCAGATACAGCGTCGCCCAGCGCCATGATGACCTTGCGGGAGTAGCCTGCATTTTCGCCGGCGCTGATGAGCAGCTGGTTGGCCTGCGTCAGAGCTTCCACGTTGAAGGGCGTCCGGGCGGCGTCCTCCTGAATGGCTCCCATGGCCTGCTGAGCGGCCTCGGCACTGCCCAGCATATTGGTAAAGCCGGTGGTATACTTCTCGATCTGGGCGTTGTACTCGATGCCTGTCTGGACAAATCCCACAGCAGCATCAAGCGCTTTGCTTGCCAAAGTGGTCAAAACATTGCCCAGGATCTGCCCTTTTGCAATAGAGCCTGCAAGGCCGCTTTCGGTATTTCGGGTCGAGTCGCCGAAGTTTTCCATGTAGGTGCTGGCATTGTTCAGCGCCTGCTGTACCTCGGCCAAATGCGTACGCTCGGCTTGCAGCTGAGTCAAAAGAGCTCTGGTCTCTTTCGACGTCTCACCGGTGGCTTTGGCCTGCTCATTGTACTTTTGGGCGGTCTCATTGACCCGCTTTTGCAGGTCCGTGTACTCTTTGCTGAGAGCCGCCACCATTGTCTTTGTGGAGGCTTTGGTCTGCTCAATGCTCTGCTGATACGCCGACGTATCAAGGCCGACTGTAGCCATCAATTCAAAGAGCTTCAGGTTTCTTCACCTCCATTCAAGCCATTTTTGATTCTTTGTATCACTTCTTCGGCGCTTTGCTGTGGCTCTAAGGAGCGGGGGGCGATGATTCCCGCTACCCGGTCAGCCCAGCGCTCTTCTACGCCTGCAAAGCTTGCCAGCGTGTCCGTCATGTATGCCCGGTAGCTCAAAGCAATAGCCTCTTGCCGCCGGGTGTTCATGATGTGCTGGACGATGTAGGGCTTGCCGATGAGCTGCAGCATATCGAGCCGAATGGACGAAGTCAGGCGCCGATACTCGTCTGGCCCAGCTTCACCAACGATAACAAAAAATCCAGCACGTCCTTGTCCTCGATGGTGGCAGTGATAACGCGCAGGGTTTTAAACGGCGTCATGGTCTCTGGCTTGCCGTCCTTATCCACGTCTGGCTCATAGAGCAGCGGAAGCAGCTTGGCGGTAGCCTCGGCGTTGTCGAACAGCAGGCTTTTTGCCATTGCCTTGAGGTTTTTTCGGCTCTGTTCTTCCCTCTTCTGCTTCTTTTCCTCTTCGGTCTCGCTGCCGTTGAAAGCCGGCATGACCTTGCGCAGCTCCATGACTTTGGTCTTGGTCAGCAGGTCAGACACCGCGTCAGCGATAAGCCAGCAACGCCGCAGGAACTCGGTTTCGTCCATCTGGTTCAGGGTTTTCATGTTGTAACCTCCTTATGCTGCGGCCTTGGGGCTGTAGTACCACTCCATAGGCACCACGTCACTGCCCAGACGGGGGCAGCCGGTCAGGGTGACTGCAATGTTGCCTTTTCCCTTGTCGGTCGTCTTCAGGGTCAAACCGCCGGTGGACAGTGCATTCATCAGCCGGACTGCAACCATACCGCCATCCAGCGTGTCTCCAACCCACCAGATGTCCTTAAAGTCACCGGTGCTTTCAGTGGGATCCAGTGTCATGCGGGGCGTGACCTTCTTGTCACTCACATCCGCAGCGCCCAGCGCCAACTTGATAACGTCCGTTGTGGCATTCAGGGCCGTAAAGGCCAGCGTGCAATCGTAGTCCTCGATCTGCATCAGCTCTGCGGTGTTCTTCTGGGCGTTGTCCACGTCCGCGCCCAGATCGGTGAAGTTTGCCTTGCAGGTCGCGGTGATGCCGCCGGTCGTAGCAGTGATAATGTCTGCGTCCTGAACTTCGGTCTCGCCGGTTACATCAAACTTGTTGACCACGATGCCTGCGTTGAACTGCATGGATTCGAACGCTTTCTGCGAAATTTTGGAAAATTTTCTTGCCATATTGCTCCTTTACTCACGGTATAAGCCGTGTGAGTTCAAAAATAAGGTATTCGCACAGATACCCTTCAGGCGTGTTGTTGAGTGGCTGTGCCCAATCTTTATCGTCTTTGTCCAAAAGAATAGCGCCGCCCTCACATTGGATGGTCAAACCATTTGCAAGGGCCGCGCTGATCGTATCTTCTGTTTGCAGAATGGGAGTTCTGCCGCCCTTGCTGGGGTACCACAGCCGGGCGTGGAAGGATGTCGACTCGTTCCAGCCGCCGGGGATGGTGGGCTTGTAGGTCAGATACGGCAGTTCTGCGCCGGGAGGGATATTATCTTCCAGATAGCCGGGGACGCCAAAGCTATTAAAAAAGGCGTTCAGCGCCCGGTTGATGCTCTCAGACGGTCCCATTACGGCAGCACCGCCTTTTTGCACTTGACGGCCCGCAGGCCCATGCCGGATTCTTCCGGAGCGCTGCCCTCATCGGCCGCGCTCGTCACCTGGAAGGTCTGCCCATCACTCACCCGCTTGATGTAGTCCGGGAAAGCCAGAGGCACACCGGTGTTGACCAGCAGCGTATAGGTGGACGCTGTAGCCGCCTGCTCTGCAACCTGAGCCTCCACGGTGGTGTCGTGGCGCTCTACGGCCTCAAATTCCGGGCCGTCCGTCCAGCCGGACACAAAGCCGCCCACGCCGTCAGGCTCATAGCTGCGGGTCTGGAAGCAGAATTTTTTGGTGAAGCTCTGCATCACGGTGGATGCAGTAAACGGATTGATCATGTCACATCTTCCTCCACTGGTTGATTTCGGCGCGGAATTTAGTCTTGCCGTCTGCGGGAAGACCGTCCGCGCCTGTAGCCATCGTGCCGGACCAGCCGCCGAAGGACTGGGACACATACACGCCGCCGGACGGCAGTGCCTTGTCGTATGCGTCAATCTTTTCGGCCAGCGCGGCAAAAGCGGGCGGCACACGCATAGGCTGCACCGTGCCGTTAAAGGTCTCCGCCACCAAATCACCGTCCCCTGCCTTGTGTACGCCATCGTTGAAGATGGATCCGCACACGAGGAAATACTGCCCCGGGACTACCCCGGCGGGAACGGTATCCGGCTCAAAGGAAAACTCCCCCGCAATGGGGTCGTCTGCCCGGTCAAAGAAATTGTGCGTCAGTGCGCACAGCTCAGGGACGGTCATTGGACGCCTCCTACTCAAAAGGGGCGATTACTCGCCCGGGGTGATAGTCTGGACAGAGATGCCGTCCAGATACTCAGCGAACAGGGTCATGCCCATGATGGCGAAGCTCTCAGAGACCGCGGTGTGGTAGTTGCCCTGAGTGTGGAAGCCGATGAGGTTGCTTGCCTCGCCCGCGGTGGTGTAGACTAGACCGGCCTTGGAAAAGTCGCTGTCGGCGGGGTCAACATAGTACAGGACGATGTTGTCCACCGGGGTTGCGATGACCTTTCCTCGTGCGATTTCGCCGCTGGAAAGCAGGAAGATGGTGTTGTAGCCCATGAAGTCCTTGATGTACTGGAAGCCGAACTGGTTCTGGACAGTGATGTTGGCCGCGCCCAGGTACTCGTACACATCCAGAATGTTGGCGAAGCCCACGACGCCGGTGACGGTGCGGTGCATGTTCTTGAACTTGTCCTCAACGCTGCCCTTGGCCATCGCCAGAGCCATCTGGAAGGTCTTGGGGGTGCCTTTCAGGGTGCCGGTGTTCAGGTACTTGTAGAAGCGGTCGGTGACGTTCGCGGTCAGCTGGTACAGGAACTCGTCATCGGTCTTCTGAACAGCAACATCGTAGCCGTACTTCTTGATGGCTTCCAGAGAGACGGCTTTGGCGAACTTTTCGACAGTAATGTCAGCATAGGTCTTTTCTTTGACGGTGAACTTGCTGTAGGGGATTTCCTCGCCCTCAGCAACAGTGCCGCTCTGGAGCGTACCCTCGGCGTACTTGCTCTTGAGGGTAGTGCCGGGCTGCATCCGAATGGGGCGCATGATGCCCATGATGTCGCGCAGATGCTGCCAGTTGCGCTGGAAGCGGGTGACGAAGTCGATTTCTCGGGGGTTGACGGTAATGTCGGTAGTTACGATAAGGTTTTCTTTTGCTGCCATGTGTTATTCCTTTCCGCCGCCCGTGAAAAGGTCGGCATTTGCTGCGATCGCGGCCTGGCGTTCGCCAGCGTCCTTGATTGCAAAAATTTGGTCTTTGGTCATTTTGGAGCCGGTGTTGGTGGGCGGGGTGTCCACCTTTGCGCCGGTGGTCTTGGTTGTAGCCACAAAGTCGCCCCATACGTCTTTCTGGCTGTCCATGAACTTCTTTGCGTCCTTGACCTTGCCGTTCTCGTCCAGCTCCAAAGCGTCGATGTCCGCGCCGGTCATTTTTACAACGCGGTCAAAGTGCTTTTCCAGCACGCCATTGTCCTTCAGCAGCTGCTTGTATGCCGCTGCTTTCGTGGCCCGGGTGTCCTTCTGGGTCTGCTGGGCCTTGTAGTCGGTCAGCGCCTTTTCAGCGGCTTCCTTGCCGCCGTTGGCTGCGTCCCGGTCCTTTTCGGCTTTGGCGAGGGCTGCGTTCTTCTCATCGAGCTGGTTCTGCAAAGTGTCCGTTTCCTCATGCAGCACGTCCAGAATTTTCTTGAGCTTGCCGCTGGTGTCGGTCGTTTCATCTTCCAGAATCGCCCGGAGAGTCTTGCGTTCGAGTGCCATGTGATAGTCCTTTCCGCCCTTGCTCGGGCTGCCATGCTTGGCAATAAGGTTTAATTTGCCGGACGCGCTGCCGGCGTGGTGCCGCTTGCAGGAATCGAACCCGCGTCCGCTGGTTACAAATCAGCAGCTCTACCATTGAGCGAAAACGGCATAAAAAAGCGGCTGACGCTGTGCGCCAACCGCTGAGTATTAAATTTTACGGCCTTGTTTCCACACTGGGCAGGATGTCGGTGTGGAAATAGAGCTTGTAGTGGTAGGGGTCTGTATGGGTGCCGGTGATGTCCTCCACCACATACATGGTGTAGTCGTTCAGGTAGATGTAATTCTTGCGGTAGGTGTCCGGGCCGATTTTTACAGTGCAGACCAGCTCGTTGTCCGAGTTGTTGGAAATGGACATATAGCCCTCGGCTTCCATGATGACCTTATCCGTGCGGGCGTTGTAGACGGTGATCTTGCGCTCGCTCTCGAAATAGTCTGCCTGCTTTGAGATGTTGGCGTTCGCCTTGGCAGCCTCAGAGCAGCCGCACAGAAGCAACACAGCCAAAAGCGTGATTGCTGCAAAAATTTTTTTCATATTTATTCTCCTTTGCGAAAATCCAAGCATTTTTTGATAACAGCTACCTCTTCTTTGCTGAATATCGGCTTATCCGCGTCAACCGATACCGTTATCTCAACCTTTGCTCTACCCTCGCCATAAACCAAATCGCAAAGGGCTTGCAAGTTTTTAGTGGCTTCTTTTCCTTCCTCTAAAAACTTTTTCCTCAGCACTTCTTTTTCTCCGCAGCTCTCGATTGTTAAGAGCTTCTTTTTGGTTTCCTCAATATCTTTTTCTGCCTGTTCTGCAATAGAGAGCCCTCTTTCTTTGAGAAAACAATGCATTGTGAGCAAATCTTCAAGTCTCTCTTTTTCTGTCATGTTATTCTCCCTTCTCTGCTTCCTCCACGGCGATCTGCCGCAGTTCGTCAATGTGATCCTCCACCGCCGGGCGGAGGAACGGGCGTGGGGACATGCCCCGGGTAAAGTGCCATTTGCCATTGAAGTCCTTCCAGACCCACGGCGTTTTTCGTCCGTTGCCCTTCTCTGCAAAAACACCTGTTCCCAGCTCCACATAGACGCTGTAAAACAGGTTGCTGCCGATGGTCACGGTCTTTTTTGCAAGGTCTACGGCATAGGTCAGGCTCTGCTTGAGCGCACCGCCTACATAGCCCTCGATGCCCGTGCTGTCTGCCGTGCCGGTGGGTACAAGCAGCTGGGCATAGTCCTGCACCTTCATGCCCCAGATGGTAAGCACCCGCTCCGCCCATGAATCCAGAGCCTCATGCAGCTGCGGGGTGTTGTCGGTGAATTTTATGTCGTAGTTAAATTTCATGGTTATTTCTTACGCTTCCACGATTTTGTGGTGCCGTCCCAAGAAAGGCCGTGTTCTTTTGCTTCTGCGCGCATACTGTAAGTCTGGCCGCTGATAGACTGCACCTTGTCCCAGTTGATGCCGAAAGACTTTCCATCAACAGCGCCCGCCTGAACATTGTACGTCAGATAGTTGGTTTTGTTGGTTTTCGCGGTCTTTTCTTTTGTGTCTGGCTGTGCATACCCGAACGTCAAATTGCCCTTTCCGTCCGTCGTTGCTTCCAGCACTTCGGTGTCATAGCGGCCCCGCTGCCATCCACGGCCCTCAATGTAGCGGGCCTCGATTGTTTTTGGCTGTCCCCCCGTGATAGTGCCGTCTTTGCTAGCTTTTCCGCCGCGTTTGTTATTGTTTCCGGAGCCGCTTTTAGGCATGAAAACCACTCCTTTCAAATTCAAATGGTTTTATTTTTGTGACGTTCCAGTCAAATTCCGAAGGACATTTCCCATACCACAAAATTTCACTTGGATGTAAAACTTCGAGCGTTCTCCGGAAGTGCTTTGCAAAGCATTCAGCCTCGTATGGGTCAGACTGTGTGCCGTGACTAGAGATGCTTATAATGGCATTTCTTGGCTCACCATCAAAACACCAATCCCAACTCTCCACTCCACAAGTTCGGATTGTCGGTATGACATGAATACCGTGTGCCTGCCAGTACGCCGCCAACCAGTGCTTTTTATAATGCATAAAAAGATTCACAGCAAACGGCATATCATTGTAAACAGAAAAATCTGGAGAACATACCGCGCCGAACTGCTGCAAAAGGGGGATGTACTTGTCTGGATTGTTCCAAAACCGTTCAAATTGGTAATCATCTTTGTAAAAATGAACACCTTTTGTGGCTTTGTCTTTGGCCGTCAACGCATAGTTGATAGGAATCCACGTCAATTTGTCAATGCGGATGTCTGTTTCAGGCTGAATGACCGGAATGTCATATTTGCCTGTTCCAGCAAAAACGCATCTTTCAGTGTTTTCCATCGGCAGAATCACGGTTCTTCCCCTTCTTCCTCCTGCTCTGCCCAACGTCTTTGGATCAGTTCTCCGTTGGAACAAACCGAATCCAGTACAGCGTCAGCCTGTATATGAGCAGAAACAAGAGCTTTATCGGACATTTCCATGTGATAATAACCGGTCATGACCTCACCTTTGGCAGTAATGCCTACTACTGCAAGTTTTTTGACCTTCTCTTCTTCAATCAGCTTGAGCGCATCCATAAGCCACGGCGCATAATCGGCATTTGACATTAAGACATTCATTTTCTGAATCCTTCCATTGTTCTAATAAGGCGTTTGTGTGCTCCATGCGGCTTTGCGCCATTTCCGTAGGAAGGCCGCACGTGCTTTGGCTTAATGTAACCACACGGGGGCTTAAAATCACGGCAAAAGTTCAAGAAAAAGTCATCGTTGATTACGACAATCCCAAACTTCTTATTTTTCATGCTTTTCGCTCTCCTTTCTCCGTTTTCTCTCTTCCGCCCACCACATCTGTTCTTTCTCTTTGCCGCCCTTGGATTTATACCACTCGGTATAGGTCATATCGGCCACGGTTTTCTTTACGGCCACTTTGATGGGCTTGCCTTTGGCATCCACCATTCCCGTGTCCTCGTATGTGACGATATTTTCCCGACGGGCGGCGTTCTGCCGGGGGTACCTGCCCAGCGCAGAGGACAGCACACAGCGGCAGTGGTAGACCATCTCCGGGGCGGCGTTTGGGTCTCCGGGGTGCTGAATCTCGTAACCCATGACCTTGAACGGCTCGTCAAGCTCTGCCGTCTGCTGGTCAAGCAGGCGGTGCATTTCACGGGTACGGTAGTCGTGGGTGGAATTCCACCGCTTTTTGACCTCGATGCCCAAAGCCTGGGCGTTTCGCATCTGCTGCAAAGCACCGGCGTTCTGGGCGCTGGTAAGGGCTGTGATGGCGTTGTTCATGGCCCAGTGGATCTCCGTGTCTGCCATGCCGTTTACGGCCTGCACGGCGATGTCGTGGACGCTCTTGCCCTGCACGATGCCCTGCATGATATAGCGGTTGAACACCCGGGCGTCATAGGTGCGGTTGCTCTCGCTCTTGATGCGCTTGTTTGGCACCAGCTTTGGGTTTTCCTTCAGCAGCCGCCTGACCGCTTCGGTGTTGTACAGGGTCAGTCCGAACGTTACGCCTGCGGCCTGTTCTAGCTCGTAGAAAGCCCAGTTTGCGCCAAAAGAAAAGATGTTGTATTGCTCATCCCGGGCCAGCTTGTAGGCCGTCTCTTGAGCTGTGGTGCAGGTCTGGGTGATGCCGTCCAGCTTTGCCCGCATCAAATCCGATTGAAAGACCTGATTTTGCAGCCAGATGCGGTAGTCCTCCTCGGTGATCTCGCCTGCGTCCAGCTGCGCCCGCTTGCGCTCGTCCAGCGCTTTGTACTTGGCTAAAAACTCAGTCAACTGCTTGGTCATCTCCCGGCGGGCAGTGCCGTACACCCGCAGGATACGGCGGCGCAGGCGGTTCAGCTGGCGGGTAGAAATGCGGTCACGGTCGTTAACTTTCAAATCCATCAGCTACTCTCGAAACGTATTCACCCGCATTTTCGGAAGGAAATGCAAGCTTAAGGCTTCCGGGGATTGGCTCGCTGTCCAGCGGGTAAACGTCCATTTCATTCAATGCCGCCTCGGCTGCTTGGCTTTGGCTCTCGGCATGGACAAGTAAATACCCGCGCTGCTCCCACTTAATCGGAACTCGGTAAAGTGCCATCTTCGTTTTCCTCCTCCGTTGTTTCTCTCGCCGCGCTCTCGGCCATCAGCGCGGCCTTGGCCTGCTCCTTTTGTTCCGGGGTCAGGTTGGGCAGCAGGTCAATGGCCATGTCCTGCCCGATGATGGCGGCCTCGGAAATCACCATGCTGACCTGTTCGGCCGTGTTGGTGATCTTGCTGCGGGTAAAAATCGGGGACACGTCGCCCAACCCAGCCAGCTTGCAAATCTGCTGAATAAAGGGCGTGAGTTGTGCCTCGAAATCATCCGCGTTGTGATTCAGCGGCTCATAGGCCGCGTCCAGATGGTCGTTGGTGCTGTCCGCGCTCACGCAATGCACATCCAGCCCGCCGAAGTCCTCATAAGACCGGCTGTGCAGCAGGTCAAGCAACGTACTCCGAGCCGTGACGGGGATTTCGGTAGTGTAAGGCTGCACCTTTCCGCCATCGCTGGTGTCGGCGTTGGCGACGTGGTAGAGGTTGAGCTGCTGCAAAAAGCCTTGCAGCTCGTCCTGCGTCATGCCTCCAAAGTTTTCGCACAGCCAATAGATCTGCGCGCAGTCCTGCAAATCGTTGCAAAAGCCGGACATGACAAGGTCTGTGTTGTCAATGTAGGCTTTAAGCCCAACAAGCGTGCTCTGGTGCAGGTCTGAGCCCCAAAGCGGTACAATGGGCAGGGCGCCGTAATTGTCCTCTGTGACAGACTCTTCGCCGCCCACGTTGGTTGTAATCGTGGTCTTGAGGTATCCACGCTTTGCCGCAGCTTCTTGCAGCGGGTATGCGCCACGCGCCTGAGACTTGTACTCGGTGTATCCGTCTTCTTCGTACAGCACCACTTTTGTTGCCGTGTCCGGGTTGAGCTGCCAGTACCGTGCAGCCGCTCGCAGTGTGCCGGTGTTCTCGTCATAAAGCGGGGCAAGCTCGGTCAGCTTAAACACGTCCAGGTGGTCGTAATTCCAAAATCCAAAGCTTTCGCCGTGGATGAGGGCAAAATATCCAGCCTTAAAAACCCGCTCGTCGAAGGTCGCGCCCAGCTTTAGCTTGTCAGTGCCATCGGCAAATGTGACGCCGTTGCCCAGCGAGTACGCCGCGCGCTGCTTGTTGAGCCGCCGGAACAGGTTGCTTTTGACCATATCCGGCCTCATGATGTCCCGGGTGTTGTTTGTCGCCCGCTTGAGCATCTCTGCGTAGGCTGCGGCGAACTGCTCTGCGCCCGGGTTTTTCTGCCGGTCGTATAAATCAGCAGCCAGCGCGCCAGTCCTGCCCGCCACCTGCGGGGAAGATTTGTGCTGCTGGATGAAATCCCACAGAAAATCTGTGAGCCGCCCTTCCTGCTGGGCCTGCTGGAATGTCTGAAACGTAAATGTAGCCACTTTTTATCCTCCGGCCCGCTTGACAAGGCGCTTCGTGCGTACAAAATACCGGATAGAGTCCATACAGTGGTCGTTTTCCTTGATGACCACATCTTCTCTGTCCGGGTCCCATGCGTAAACGCCAAACTCCTGTATGGTGCGCTTACACTCTCTGTATATTTTTAATCTTCCGGTTTGGAGCATCGTCTGAACGTCCAGAATGCCGCTCAGAACGTCGTTGTTTGCCGCCTGAATCGGGAATCCATTTCGCTTTAGCTCCGTGATAAGCGGCAGTGCAGACGGGTCAACGATGACCTTTTCTGGCTTTGTGCCGTTTAACCATCGCTTGAGGTCTGCAACATACTCGCCCACGGTCTTCTGGCGTTTCTGTTCGCGCCCACTGTAGTAATACTCGCGGGTCACTATCCATGTGCCGGTGTCCGACTGCATCTGGAACAGCAAGAAAACCGTTGCGTTTTGTGTGCCGAAGTCGCACGCCACATACGCGCCCTTTGGTGACAGCTCCGGCAGCTTGTCGATGATATGTTTTTGTCGGTCGAACATATCGTAGACAAGGCCCTCAGCCACCGTCCACAAGCCCAGAATGTAGCGCTGATAGAAAACGCCGCTGTACTGGCTGCGGTAGCGCTCTTTGATGTCCTCGGCAAGTGACAGGTTATCGTCCATCGTGAAATGGAGATACATCATCTTGCGGGAACGGCACTTGCGCACCCACTTCAGATAAAACCAGTGCTGTGGGCTGCCCGGGTTGCAGTTGAACCAGAACTTTGACCCGGTGACAGAGCAACGGGCTGTGGCCTGATTGACGAAGCTCTGCGGCATCAGGGCCACCTCGTCAAAGAATGCCCCGGCAAGGGTGATACCCTGAATCAGATCCTGGCTGCTCTCGTCCTTGCCGCCGAAGAAGTAAAACTCGTTGGTTCTGCCGCCTTTGCTGACGGTCATGCAGTTTTCTGCCCGATGCTCCTTGACGTTGTAGCCACGGGCCGCAAGCTGCTGCTTGAGCGTGCCAAGCACGTTGCGCCGGAAGCTGGCGATGGTCTTGCCGCACATGGCGAACTGCTGGCCGCTGTAGCAGGTCATTGCCCACTGTACGAACGAAAAGCTCATGGCAAAGGTCTTGCCCGAGCGAATAGCGCCATCGGCAATGATGCCGTTGTATCCGCTATATGCGCTCTGCGGTGTCCACCAGCTCAGGACCTGCTTTTGCCGCTGGCTGAGGGCTTTCCAGCGAAAACCGTTACTTTTCCGCATCGTTGGCCTCTTCCTTTGGCAGCATCTCCACGTCATCCGGCGGGCTGAGGTCTGCTGCGGCGTTCAATGCCTTTATCAAACCATCATCGTGACGCTCTTCCTGCTCCGCTTCTTTTGGCTTATCGCTCCAACCAAAATTAACTTGCAAGCTGAATCTTGCCCCGCCGTTTCCGTCGCGATCATAGAGCCGTTCTTCGGCGTATCTCTCGCATCGAAGCTTCGCGCGCGTTATCGTGTCAGAAAACTCAGCCTTTCCTTGATAGTCAATCAAAGATTGCCGAGACTTAAACCCCAACGCCAAAGCTAGACCGGTGACCGTTTCTGGACGTTCGTCGATTTTTATCACGTTTCCGTATTTGTCCAAAACAGGCTTTCCGGTTTCGTCTTCTAGGACGCTCCCTTCGCAGCTTTTGAAGAACTCTTCGATTTTTTTCTCAAGTTCTTCTTTGCTCTCAAAGACGGGCGGTCTGCCTATCCTTTTGTTTTTGCTGTAGGCCACCGCCACCACCTCTCTAAACTCATGCAAAATAAAAACCGCCCGGAAAATCCGAACGGTCAAAATATCGAATGTGCCGCTTGCAGGGCTCGAACCTGCACACGTCCGGTTATGAGCCGGATGCTCTGGCCGACTGAGCTAAAGCGGCATAAGAAAAACCAGCTTTGCTGCATGGAGCTCATCATGCAAAAAGCCGGTTTTTGATCGTATTGTATCATCAGCGATTAATCCGCACGGATAGCAGGCCGTGCTCCTTGGATACAGCCACGGCCTCCGATCTCTGCCCGAGGCTCGCGTTTTGTGTGGTCTGCACGGAAACCGAAACGCCGCGCATAGCGCACAAAGTGGCTTTCTTTGTTGCTGATCGGTAAGGCCGAGAGGATAAGGCCAGCGCCGAGACGCGTCAAAAACTTTGCCATGTCGCAAATCAGTTCTTTCAAGCGCTCAAACATTTGTATGCCTCCTCTCCAAAAGTGTCCACAGTGGACACTCTAAAATCACGCTAGCCGCCAGCCGGATTCGAACCGGCACCCACGGAATGGATGTGCGCAGTGGTTGGCTGTGCAGTGATGTTCCCGTGGTATCACCAATGTTGTCCCGCCTTAAATGGGCGGCGCTCTGCCTATTGAGCTATGACGGCATATAATAAGAGGCTTTGCTTGTCGGGTGCAAAGCCTCTGCGTCCAGAACTTTCGCGGCTGGATGCCCCGCTATTGCACTCCCCGCTCTCGTCAGATCATGCAAGCACTCCCGGCAGGACTCGAACCTACAACATGCGGTTTTGGAGACCGCTGCTCTACCACTTGAGCTACCGGAGTATAAAACACCGCCCTTGGACTCGAACCAGCCAGCAATATCTCAGCTGACACGCGCTCCAAACTGCGCTCAGGCGGCCATATAAAACAGCCCTGGCGGAGAACCAGGGCTGTTGTTTGACGCACATCCCGTCGGGAAGTCTACCCACACCCTCAGGGATTCAAAGCTTTCTCTCGTAGCACGGGAGGTTAAGCGTGCAGCTTTGTGGGGGATGAGTCCATGCGCCATACGGTGCGATACGGCGGAATCGAACCGCCTCCTGTCTCTCGTGAGCGACAAGCTGCCTTTGTGTCAGTGTATCGCATAGAAGCAGCCCGCAAAACGGTGAAGGAGAACAGGAAAGCATGAAAACCTGTTACAAGGAAGGGACCGTTCTGGAGGCTGCGTGGCAAGCGGCTACCGCTTAGCGCTGAACCGCTTATTAGAATTTTACATCCAAGCTTGCAGACTTGAAAAGAGCTGACCCCTTCCAAAATCACGCTGTGTTTTCTTGTGCATGTTGTACACTTTGCACGTCAGAAAACTCGTCCCATATCTCGGCCAGAGCCATACATCCGCGTTTGATTCGCCGGTAGACCACATCTGCCCCGCACACGCCGACTTCTTTTGCGATTTCTTTGTGAGACCTGCCCATGACATAGTGCTCGCAAATCGCTTCGGCGCATTCCGGCTCGGCTATCAGGCAGTATGCCCGCCGGGTGGCCTCGACACGCAGATTGCACAAGTCCGTCTCCATCCTCTGAAGCTGTCGGCGTTCGGTGTCCAGCTGCTCTACAGCGAAGCCCACCTTGTCCCCATTGCCACCACCCGCAGGCATCCCGCTCAGGCTCTGGGTGCATTTTTCGGCCACGTCCCTGATACGCTGTATTTTTTGCTTTTGGACTTCGATAGCTGCCGCAAGGTCGCGGCACTGCTGAAACCACGCCTTGACGGTGCGGTAATCCACGCCGCTGTCAGGCTTTGGTGTGTCAGTTTCAAGCGTCCACGTTTGGGCCATTTTCGTCCTCCTTTTCTTCGATTTCGTCGCCCCACGCATCCCAACCAGGCACACGTTGACGGGCAAAAAGTTCAATGCGCGGCACATCCCCCAGCAAATCAACAATGCGCCGCCGTGTTTCTTCTGGTTTTACGCTGTGCGCTTGGATAGGTTCCTCAATAATCTGCCGCACGGAGTGGCTTTTTATCTGATTTTTTGCGCAAAAGTCATGCGACACACCCAACAGACAAATTTCTGCGTTTGCGCGTGTGTACGCACCCATCCCAACGAAGTTTTTTCCACATTTGTATTTTTTCACCCAAACAAAAGCAGCGGTTTTGTAAGTGAACCCCCAAGCATCCATAACTAGAAGTGCATCCGGGAGTGTGGGAAATGTTGCCCACATGAATAATAGGCATCCACCCCCCGCAAGCTGTTGGACAGGCAGAGCGCAAATATCATCGGTGGTCATAGTTTTGTAATGCTGGGCTGCGTACCCTTGTTTTTTACCAGCCGCTCCTTTTTGCAGATAGTTCCACGGTGGATCTGCGTATATGACGGAGTACTTTTTGTTTGGCAAGTCCATATCATCCCTCCATTTCCTCGATCCAGATCTCCACTCTGGGGTTTTGCTTGTCGTAGTCCACCCGGCTGCCATCGTGGGCGGCGACGATCTTGCTGTTGTCGTCCTCCAGCACGCGGGCTTTCACCAGAATGTCTGTAGTCGCCTCGATGAGGTTTGCCAGATCGACCCGACGGGCGGTCTTCATGTAGTACACGCACCTCACGTTTACGCGGGCAGAGATAGGGCTGCGCGGCCTTTTGATTTGCCGCAGGCAGTCCGTCTCATAATCCACATAAGCCTTGCTAGGGGCCACAAAGCGCCCGCCTGAGCAGCTTTTGAGGATGCGGGCAGAGTTCTTTTTGGTGCGCGGGTCACCGTAGAGGGTCAGTTTCATCTGCCGTCCTCCACATAGCACCAGCTTTGCGGAGGGCGTGAAATGTATATGGACGCGCAGCACTTTTCCTTTATGTTGTCCCATTGCAAGCAAGTGCAACAGTCGCCGCCGTGCTTGCAAAGCTTCATGCCCCAAAAATCTTTGAGTCTTACGGGTTCATTCCAAATTTTTAAGTTGGAAATGTGCCAGCCGTATCCCGGGTGAATACCGAGATATTTGGAAAGTTCTGCATCGGTCAGACAAGTGGTAAGCTCTTCTCGCTTGGCATTATGTTCTTCGTCGTTGTTTTCCGGCAGGGTGTAAACCGGCAAATCCAGACTCGAGGCCGTGAAATTGAACCCAACGCAGTCCCTGTCGATTCTGTAGATTTCATCGCAGACAAAAGTGCCGATGAAGCGCTCATCCATCTGCCGCAGACCGGCCTTAGGCAACTTCATCCACCAGCTTTCGGCGCCGGTGCAGTAGATGTATACCCTGAACGGCGTTTCCAGTTTCGGGCGGGTCTTGCGTACCTCCACGGTTTTCATCCCGCTCCAAATCAGCTTGCACCAGTTTGGCCGAATGCTCAAAAGCACAGCTTTCACCTGTCCGCTCCTCCGTTCGCTCCCATGTACTTCTTGCGGCCCCGCTCCCGGTGTCGGTCCTCGTGGTCGTAGTGGTAGACCTTGCCTGTGTCCAGCATCTCTCGGGTGTAAGCGGCTTCTGCGCCGCGCTGGCGCTTGAACTCGGCGTACTTGAGGCATGTGTCGTGGCACACCGGGTGACGAGTGGGGCAGTCTTTACACGGCGTCATCGTCATTTTCCAGCACCTCCGTCCTCACCGGCTTGATGTCCCGATATTCGGGGTAATGGTCGCCCGCCAGCTGGCAGGCCCGGAACTCTGCCGCAAACTGATTCGCGGCGTTGATGCGGTATGTAAGCGCCGCGTTCCCGTGCGGGCCGCTGCACTCTACGATGACTTTGTATCTAGGCATTTTGTCCTCCGTTCTGGTTTTCCTGCCCGAGAAGCTTTCTTTCTGCCCTGGACCTGAGCATCCGGGTGCGGGCAGCAAGGCAGTGCTTCGCCAGCATCTGCTCACCCTGGGCCTTTTCGACGGCCTTTTTCCACGCCGGGAGAAGCTGGCTCTGCCAGCTGCACTCCGAAATCACCTCGTGGAATGTCTTATAGGCCATCTCATCCGGCACATCCTTGAGCGATGAGTTCGCCCAGATCTCCGCGATACTTGCGCGGTTCTCTGCGGTCTGAGGCCGTCCAAAATAAGCCTCAGCGTCCGCAAGGAGCTTTGTCATCATCTCCACTGTCACGGTTTCACCCCCTTGAAAATATTTGCATATGCTTCTGCGGTGCTTTCTGTGGCTTGCTTCCCGCGAGGCTGCTCTTGTCGGCGCTGCTCATTCGCTGCCACGTCCCCCGGGGTGCGTATCCCGTCCCGCTGCCAGCCAGACAGGATGCCGTTGATGTAGTTCCACGACCGCTTGCCAGCTTCTGCGGCCTTGTCGATCGCCAGCAAAATCATCTCCGTGCTGTACTCCTGCCGCCATTTTTGCAGTTTTTCCAGTGCCGAACGCGGGAAATCACCGATAGCCCGCTGGTAATGCTGAACGATTTTTGATAACTCCATATCAACGGCGGCAGTGTTATCGCGCTTTACAACATCTACATCCCCATCTACATCCCCATCTACATCTACATCTACAGTTATTTTTGTTATGTCGTCATTAACATTGTTATCGTTTGTTATTTTTGTTATGTCGTCAGGCTTTCCCCAGCGCTTTGCCATACCGCGTTTTCCGGCGTTGCTGCGTTTCTTGCGGGTTTCATCCCATTTTTCAGACGCCCGTTTTACGTCGCTGCACATAAATTTCCAGTTGCCCCGCATCCCACGGTCTGAAAATTCGGGCTCTTCTCCGGTTTTGGCATACCGTGCAAGAGCTCTCATCAACTGCCCAACCTCTGCGTCGGAGTATTCTTCCAGCGCGTCGAACCAGCTCAGATACGCCACAAATGACTTTTTATCGTCCTGCGCCACTCAATCACCTCCTTTACACGCCCGTATAGCCAGATAGCACAGCTCTCGGCTTAGAACGGGAGGTCTTCGCTGTCGTCGATGACCGAAAAATCGTCTGCGCTGCCCTGCGAATACTCCGGTACGTTCTGAGACTTCTGCGGGGCGCTGTGAGCGGTGTTTGCTTCGCGCAGACGATTTTTCGTCTGCTGGTCGAAATCGCGCACAGCGGGCTTCTCTGCGGCCTTTCCGCCGCAAAAGCTCACCTGCGACGCAAGAACCTCGGTAGCCGTGCGGTTGTTGCCGTTCTTGTCCTGGTACTGACGGGTCTGCAAGCTGCCTTCGACTGCGATCATGCTGCCCTTCTGGAAATACTTACAGACGAACTCGGCGGTCTGCCGCCACGCGGTGACGTCGATAAAATCGGCCTTGCGCTCTTCGCCCTGCCGGGTAAAGCTGCGGTCAACTGCAATGCGGAAGCTGCACACGTTGGTGCCGTTCTGGGTGGTCTTGAGCTCCGGGTCGTAGACCAGACGGCCCATCAATGCAACAACATTAAGCATGGGCCGCTCCCTCTTCCTCGGCGTCGCCAGCGCCTACCTCGTAGTCGATGTTGGCGCCCATCAGGACCTCCGGACACTCGGCGCGGGCAAAGTAAGCGGCGGCGCGGTACTTGAGCATCATTTCGGTCATTTTGGGCCAGTAGCTGCCATTCTTGTTCCACCACCCGGCATCCTTTGCCATCTTGACCGTGACTTTCGGACCTTCGACCTTTTCGCCGGTGAGCTTGTCCACGCCGATCAGGCGGCAGCCCCAGTTGTCGGTGCCTTCTTCGCCCTCCATGCGGTAGCGGGTGCGGCCTGCAAACTGGCCGCTGTTGTCGATGAGGGCCTTGCAGCTCTTGCCGCTCCATGTGGGCATACCATGGACGACGTAAAGGTTCTGCATGACGAAAAGGTGCGAGACGCCCATGCGCAGGGCCATCTCGCAGGCGATGGCACACGCGCCGGGATTGCCAGTGTAGGTCTGAGGTAGAAAACCTTCGGGCAGCTGTGCCATCGCGGCGGCTTTGGACTTTGCAAGCATCCAGTTGCGCTCGTCAATGGTCAGGCCCTGCACCTTCTCGGCGTAGCTCTGACGGGCAGGGGTGACAGGTGCAGGGGTTCTGCGCTGGGCCTTTGTAGTTGTCCGGCATCCCACGAATGACGGCCTCCCGTAGCATGGTGCGGTACTCGGTCATGTAACAAAAATCTATGGATTCATACGGTTCAGGCATGATTTCCTCGCCAGCAGCGGCATGAATGATGTCGATAAGGCACATGAGCTCACCGACCCGGCGATAAATTGAATCGATGGTGCGGCGTGTCTCAAAATCACTCAGCTGATGACTCCGAGCAAAGCCGGTGAACAGAGCCACAGCATAGTTGACGTCGCTGGTGAGCTTGTTGCCGGTACTGATGAGCCGGAACAGCACATTGTCGTTCCCGACGTACTGGAAAATGCCCTCGGCCTTGTTGGAAAGGTCTTTGATGCGGGCTCTGCGGGCTAACGTCTGACTCATGTGTATCACCTCCCGTAAATCTTGCGGCCCGAAGAATCCAAGACGTCGACATGGTCATAAAGCGGCCAGTTTTCGTCCGCCCAATGCTGAGCCTGCACACTTGATAACACGGGGTCAAAACCGGCAAAAACCAGTTTATCGCATCTGCCAGGATCCCCTTTATGGTAAGCATGGCAGCAGAATGAAGCCTGCTGTTTTTGAGTTTCATCCCGATGGATGTGCCGCAGCCGCTCCGGCTGACGATTATGCCAGCGAATCTCTGCGGCTCGCATATATCTACCGTTCATATTCCTGCTTCCTTTTCGCATACTGGCCTTTCTTTTTGCAGTAACGGCGAAGCGGAGGGAGACAGTCAACCTCCGCACGATCAATGCGTTCCTGCTCAAAAATGTACTTGTACGGGCGCTTTTTTCCATGGCGCCTGTGTCCAACGGACGATGCAAAGCTGTTGGCGGTCTTGTATCCAAGCTTCGCAGCGCACATGGCGGACGCTCCCGCTGCCACTACCTCACCGGTCTTGGCGCTGTACACGGTGTACCATGTGATATAGTGGATGTAATCAGCCATGTGCGACATCCTCCGCATCGTGGAGGGCTGTGAGCAGCCCATCTGCTGCCGCGCTATAGACCTCTGATTTTTCCCGGCAGATGACCCGCAGCCAGATGTCTCCCGTGAGCGCAGACTCCGTTGCAAGCCGTGTGGCTGTTTTCAGGTACTCTTCGGCCTGCTGCCGAATCAACTCTTCCAGCTTCATGCGCCCTTCTCCTCATCCTGCGGATACTCCGGGTTCCGGGCATGGTTGCGGACGATTTTGCTGTAACCGCTGCGCTTATACCGTTTGTTGTCCTCATACATCCCATAAAACGACATCGCCAGCCCGGAAGTGGATGCAACAATAATCCAAGGCGCGACATGTGCAGCCTCGGCGATGTCCCAGCCACCCCAGTAGGTCAGCGCAACGGCCAGCCAGGAGCAGGCCCAGCGCACCGCCTGCACCGCGCCGATAATGGCCAGCAGACCTACCGTTCCGGTGGCGGCGAACGATTTGAGTCTCATTCTCTTGGTTCCTCCTTTGTATAAACCTTTTTGAGCTCGTAAAAGTCCTTCACCCACGCCATAAACCTGGCGCGGGAGATGTCAGGGCAAGGCTCTTTTGTTCCTACGGATGGCTTTGACCATTCCGGGAAAACTCCCGCCTGAATTTGAGCTCCCAGGACCTTTTCGGTCTTTGAGATGTTGTTGTCCCGAAGGATCTGGACGCATTCGCCTATCGTAAGGCTCGGCTTTTGCATGGCATGCTCCTTTCTTTCAAATTGGTTTTGCAGTGCTTTTTACGGCTCTGCTTCCGTGAACTCACCATTTTTGAGTGTGTACCAGACGTTTTCTTTGATGTGGGCGCCGTCTACTTTTGCCATCTTTGCCCACAGCATATTGCCGTCATCGTCGTACTCAGTCAGCACCAGATAGCAGCCCAGAATGCCCCGTGCCTTACTGTGCGCGCCGTTTGCGACGGCGATATTGTCTTTTCCATCTGCTTTTGCTCTGCAATAATCCCCAGTGGCTGCCGCCGTGCTGGAATTGCCGCTGGACCCCGCCGTGCTGGAATTGCCGCTGGACCCCGCCGTGCTGTG